ACAGATGAAAATATGCCTCCTTTTTCCTACACAGTATCACAAGAGTCAAAACCGATTGTTACTGTTACCGAGGATGGCGAAGAAACTACTAATACAGTTGAAGTTAATGACATTATTGTGAGTGGACCTAGTCGTGAACAATATGTTGTTAAGCCTGAAAAATTTTCAAAATCTTATGTAGGAAACATTGGTGGACCTGTGCGTCCAGAACAAAGTCCTAGAATGGTTGCTTTGTACACAGGTAATGAACATGTTGAGTTCATTTCGCCTTGGAACAAAAAAATGACTTTGAAACCTCAAGATTATCTTGTTAAAGAGGACGAAGGCAAATTTTATAGAATCGCAAAGTATGAGTACGGACAAACATACAATCCACTCGGTCAACAAGGATAATTTCTTGTTTATACACTAAATAGTTTTATAAAAATTAGGAGAATCATATGAAGTTTCATGAATATGTTCAGTTAAGAGAAGGTGCTGGAGATCATATTTTTGCTGACACAGCAACGGTTTTTCATCATCGTGATAAGGCTCATGGTAATCCTTTTACTTTAGAAATACCAGAAAAACGAATTGGTAGAACAAGCATGATTGTAAGTGTAAATCAACCTTCAGAAACCAATGGATATAACTATGACATTCATACAAAAAGTGGAAGCATTTATACTATAAAAGATTTTTTTGTACCTCTTCATGGCGAATTTGATATAGAATCACTTTTTGAAAAATTCAATTTAAAACCTGTTCCGGGTTCTAAGTATGATCGTTATCTAAATAAACAAAAGGATTCAGATGACATTTAATGAATATGTTCAGTTAAGAGAATCTCAATTGGATGAAGGCAGACTTGGTTTGCTTGGTGGGTTAGCGTTAGGTGCAGCTTCAATGTTTGCTGGTCAATCTAAAGCGGAAGAACCTTCTGTTCATCATTTTTCGGGTTCTACGTTGACGAACCCAATTACGTCTCACAAGCAACTTGGTGATGACGAACGATTTATTAAATCTTGGACAATGTACAAGGAACAAATTATTAGAGCAGTTAAAAGAGATCCTCATGTGCAAGATCTTTTGATTGAAATTATCGAGGAACATCATCAAGGCAAGATGGAAGCTGTTGTTGAGATTGAAGCAACAATTGAAGCTCCTTCAAAAGAAGAAGCAAAACAAATGTTAATTAGATTGATCATGCGTGAAACTGGCAAAATGAATATGCAAGGGTCAGCTATTAGAGGATTAAAGAAGATATTTGTAGATAAGAATGAAAACGCATTATACGCTAAAATAATTCGAGAGTTTTCTAATGCTGTTCATCGAGTAAAAATTAAAATCACATCTAATGACGCAACGATTGAACCTTAAATCTGAATGATAAGTATTTTAATCGTTATTTGCAGCACGAACGCTTGATGTATTAACTTGCGTTACATCAACGACGATATTTCCTTTTCCATCATCGCTTTGCACTTCGGCTACGATACCTGATGCACGACCAAATTGTCGTAAAAGTTCTTCTCTAACTTGATTCATAGCTTCTTTTTTTGCTTCTTGAGATGAACCGCTATAATTCCTGAAGCTGAAAGACCAAAAATAGGTCTGACCTTTTTCATTTTTTTCGTGCTCTACGGAAACAGAAGAATTTCCTATTTGTTGACTTGCTGGTTGTTTTAGTTTAGATGAAGGTAGTAATCCAGCAGCACCGGCAGCTAAAGTTGCACCAGCACCTATTCCTGCAATCCATCTTTTAAGAGATTCATGTAATTCGTTATCTCTTTCTTCCAACCATTCGGTAAATCGTAAAGGTATTGACATTTTTTCTCATTTCTAAAACAGTTAAACGTATTTATTAAACACTAGATAATTTTATGAAATTAGGAAAATTTTGATGAGACTCACTCTATTAGGTTGAGTCTCATTTTTATTACACGGAGTGTGGTATGGCTCGTCAAAAGAAAGATTCTAACTCCTCTGATTTATACACCGATATTGCAAGCGCCACTGGCGCAAAAGTAGTAGCAGATCTTGATCAAGCAAGATATTTTGTAGACACAGGCAATTTTGCAATTAATTATTCTTGTTCTGGCAAGTTTTACGGTGGTGGTATTCCCGGTGGCAGACTATCTGAAATTTATGGTCCATCGGCATCTAGCAAAAGTCTTATTGGCGCAAACATCCTTGCTGGCATTCAGCGAATGGGTGGAATTGGAATCATCCTTGATACAGAAAATGCAATCAATGGTGAATTCATTCAAAAAGCCACAAAATGTGATATCTCTAAGATTTTAAGATACACTCCAGAAACACTAGAAGATTGTTTTTCAACAATCTATCGTGTTATTGATTATATCCGAAAAACAAAGAAAATCGAAGTTCCAATTTGCATTGTTTATGATTCAATCAGCGTTTCTCCAAGTTCAAGAGAACTAAGAGAAACAAAACTACCTGAAGGATATAGCAAAGCTGATTTCAAGCGTATTGTTGGTGGAAATGAACAGCCCGGAGAAAGGGCTAAGATTTGTTCTAAGGAACTAAGAAAACTTAATACAGAGATGGAACAGAATGATGTTACTGTCGTCGTTCTGAATCAAATTAGAGATAAGATTGGGGTTATGTATGGAAACCCAGAAACCACAGCAGGTGGTGGGCAAGGATTGCCCTTCTATGCCAGTTTAAGAATGCGTAGTCAAACTCAAAAGAAGATTGAGCAGAGCGTTGCTGGATCAGCCAAGAAAAAGATTCTTGGGATCAATATTAAGGTTCAGAATAAGAAAAATAGATCTTATCGTCCGTTTGTTGAAGTTGATAATATTCCTCTTTATTTTGATAGAGGGATGAATCCATTGGGTGGTGTTCTGGGCGCATTACTGGATTCTGGAAGAATTATTGCTAATGGAGCTGGTAATTTCTTAGTAAATCCAGAATTTACTGGTGGCAAAGAGGTTAAGTTTAAGTCATCTATGGAAAGAAATGATATTCCTACTGAAATTGCAGAGGAATATGCACAAATATTAGATGCTACACCTGAAGAGATGAAGGAATATTTGCAAATTTATTCTGATGTGATAAACTATAAAGTGTCTGGAGAGGTTGTCGAAGCAGATGATGATGTTGATATAGAAGTAGACGACCTTTTAGCTTGATTTTAGGAGATACTATGACTCCAGATTATGTCATGCTTAAGTGTCCAGATGGCAAAAATATAGTCACAGGCTATAACAATTTGTTGTCTTTATCAGAATTCATTGAGTGTTTTAACATTAAAGTTGAAGCACTCAAGGCTAATGAAGCTGAAAACGCAGTTGGTCTTGAAGAAATCGCAAATATATTTTGTGATTCTAATTATGTCAAGAATGCAACTGAAGGATTTGGGACTGATGTTGCTGTTCTTGAAAAGAACGCAACAAAAGACAAATCTTCTCGTTATATTAGAGAAAAGATTAAAGAACGTATTATTGACAATAAAGAAATTTCTTTTTCTGAAATATGTAAAATGTTTTCAAGTTTAAATTATTCTATTCCGGGTTTGAACAATAATTTCAAACTAGCTCGTCAAGAATTGGAATCAGATGGTTATATCTGTTCTAAGGTTAAACGAGGAGTTTATAGGTTGGAAGGTCGATGAACGAACAATTTATTGTTAATCGTGTGGATGGTCTTAAAGAAGCAATTAAATATGCTAGATTGATGGGTTATGTATTACAGGAACAATTTGATTATAATAAGAACTCTGATTTAGATGTAATTTTTAAGGATTATAAAACTTGGGGATTTAACTGTGATGGTTACGATATTTATGTTTATTTTAATTGTGTTGAAACAGAGTTTGTTGAAGATGAAAGATATGTAATTGAAACGCTTCAAATTTGGAGTGAAAACCTTTATTTCATACCATTTAATGTTGCTTTCAAGATTGTAATGGCATTTTTTGGAAATGAAAATTTTGTGCTGACACAAATAATAACACCAGACAAATTAATTTATTGTTGGAATAAAATGTATGATGTGGACGGAAACAGCACAAAACCAGACAAAAAGATATGTATAGAAAAGAATTTTATGGGGACAGATTATTATCTTAGTAAAGAAGTGCCTTCTTTTTTCTAATATTATTATCTTGTTTGTATAAATATAATGGTCCTCTGGAGCGGCATTAACATGCTGAATAAAAATGACAAATACCAAGCCATCGACCAGCAGGGTTCAATCAGCAATAATCAAACATTTGGAAAAATTTGGAACAATTCAAATAAATCTTCCAGATGATTTTATGATAGAGATTGGTATCGTAGACGAAGATGAAGTTGGAAAACAAGTAAGATCTGAAAATTATTGCTATGTGATAGTAAAAAATGAATTAAGGGCTACAGTTATAGACAAATATAATGTTGGATTAAGATGCAAGGATGATGATAAATTAATTGTTTTAGAAGATAAGTTTGAAGATCCAGATGGCAATAAAGTTAAGTCAATTAATATTGTTTGACTTAACTCATTTAAATTGGGTTTCCGTTGTTTTAGAGGAATAGTTACTTGAAAAAGCTCAATGTTTTCTTTTCTACCATGAACGACTACGATTTTGTGTACCTTTACACAAGGTTTTTACACAGATATCAGGATGATTTGGCACAAGCTTTTGATCTTATTTCAAATAAGTTTGCTGAAATCAACGAATGGTTTTCAAATGTTTCAATGTCTTCTGACTTCCATTCTAATATTGAAGCGTTAACTGATGCCTTTGCAGTTGAAGCAAGAAGACGCAAAATCGGCGACCCTGTCCTTAACCCGCTCTAAGGGGGTGATTTCTAGGGTGAGGATATCAGACCTCCTTAATCGGAGGTCTGTCTTTTTGACAACTGTTGATTTCAAGTATATAATAAAATCATGAACACAATAGAAATCGGCGAAGTTGTCGAGAAATCATCAGATTCTTTTAAGCTTTATAAATATCCTTTTGAAAACTTCAATGTTGTTCAAAGTTCTGTTTTGGATCATGTTGACAAAGATGCCAATTTTATAATTGCATCTTCAACAAACAGTGGTAAAACAATAGTTGCTGAATTTTTTATTTTTGAATCTTTGATTAAAAATGACAAAAAATGCATTTACATGTGTCCTTTGAAATCACTTGCTTCTGAAAAGTTTTCAGCATGGTCATCTGAAGATCATCCATTTTCTAAGAAAAAAATAACAATAATGGCAGGTGATGAAAAGAAAGAGAAAGATGGAGACTTAGTCGTAGCAACAATTGAAAGCTTTTGTCACAATGTAAGAACAAATCCAAATGTATTCGATGATATAGATACAATTATAGTAGATGAAGCACATATGATCGGTTCAGATGATCGTGGTCCTACTTTAGAATTTGCTCTAACAGAATTTGCTAGAAAAAATCATTCAAAAATAATATTTCTCAGTGGTACATTGCCAAATGCTAACCAAATCGGTGAATGGTTGCATGATTTAAACAAGAAACAAACCTATATTCTGAATTCAAACTATCAAGCTGTTCCTTTGAAAATACATTATAAGAAGTTTGACACATCTTTAAGTTCTAGTGGTGTCCCTCATGATATGTTTGATTGCATTTCAATTTTATGCGACAAACATCAGGCAGATAAGATATTAGTATTCGTTCATTCAAAGAATATTGGCAAAAAATTAGTGTCTTATATAAAGTCTAAAGGATTTGATACAAAGTTCCATTCAGCAGACTTGTCTCCTAGTAGGCGTAAAACGCTTGAGAAGGAGTTTAAGGAAGGAGCCTTACGAATACTCGTTGCAACAAGTACACTCGCTGCTGGCGTTAATTTGCCAGCTAGAAGAGTAATTATAGCAGGGGTAGTAAGAGGCAAAGAGTTAGTTGATAAGTCTGAGATACGCCAGATGATTGGAAGAGCAGGGAGGAAAGGCATCGATGATCAAGGTGATGCTTATGTTTTCTTTCCAGATAACAAAATAACTTTAGCCAATGAGTACAAAAAAGTAGATGATGCTTTGTCAAAGTTATTTAATCTTAATGATGATTTAGAATATAATAAACTTGCTATTCATATTCTTGCAATGATACATCAAGAAAAGAAACTTACATTTGATAAAATATGGAACATGCTTTCTAAGACATTTGGAGGATTTCTCAACAAAGTAAATTCAAATTACTTGAAGAACACACTTGATAGGTTAGAGCATATGAAATTTGTTGTCATTGATGATGATGGTAATTACAATTTGAAAAAATTAGGTTTACCAAGTGTGTTATTTTTTATTGACCCTTATGATTTGAATTGTTGGATAAAAAGTTTTTCTAGATATTTTGCCGGAAGCGTTAGAAAAGATTCAATTCTTACATATTATCTTGCGTTTACACCAAGTAACAATAAAAACTTCATGTCAGAAGATGAAAAGAATTTTTGCTCTTTGTATATGCAAAGATTGCAAGAGCTTTTAGGAAGAAACTATATTGAAACTGGATCAGTAAAAATAGGATATCTTTATTACTGCATGATGAATAAAAGAAGCACAGGCATGTTATCACCATTGATTCCCGTCATAGTAAAAGATTTTGGCAGAATCTGTGCTTGCTTAAGTCTTGTTTCAAAAATTTGTGGTTGGAATTGTGGTGATTCATTTTTTTCGGATCTAAAAAATAGATTTAGCAAAAAAGAAGTTTAGATTAGCTCTGTTAAAGAAAGTTTTCTTACCGGAGTATTTCATGCTTGCTGAAAGTTACTATACAGGCAAAAAATCAAAACCAAAATTGATGAAATTAACTTTTGGTGATGTTGAAAAAGTTGTTTATAAAATTGATATTGCTGATGAAGAATACGAAATTTGTGAATCGTTTTCAAGCAACATGTGGGCTAACAAGAAGACTGGCACATATGGAAGAGGTTTAGCTAATACAAAAGAAGACCCATATAAGGTTGAAAGAACAGGAAAGATTGGAGAATTAGCCTTCTCTAAAGTTTTTGGTCTTCCTGTAGATTTTACTTACAGGGAAGGCGGTGATAAATATGACTTTATTGATGCAAGCAATAAAACAATAGACATAAAGACATCAATGAAGCGACCTTGGTACGATGCTGGACTTATCAGGGCAACGAATGAAGGTAAGATTCCAATGAATCTTAATTGTGATTTGTATGTGTTTGCTTATTTGTTGTTGGATGAAAAGTCTAAAAAACAAGCAAGTGTAATATTAATTGGTGCTTCAGAAAAAGAAGAAATTATCAAAAGAGAAAAATTCCCAGCAAGAAAAGGATCTCACTTAAATTATGAGGTTCCTTACAAGGAAATGATTTCTATACGGGATCTAAAGCTGAGTTAAGATTCTTTCCAAAGAAGTTTTCTGGGTATTCCATTTTAACAACCTTTTTACCCTTCGCTTCTTCTTCCCAGAAGCGAACTTGTTCAACAGATACGCCTAGTTCGATATAGTGACAATCATCGCTTGCAGCTACAGGCATGTTTAAGTTTTTACCATTATAAATGATGTTAACTTTGCAAACTTTTTTTTCTCGATCAAAGCAAAAACAATTGTTGCATTTTTTCTTGTTCATGACTATAACATAGTTATGAAAAATATCATTGTTGGCTTATTTGGTCAGGCAGCATCTGGTAAAGATACAGTTGCAGGAATGCTTGCTCCACGGCTGTGGCAATATATTGATCATGAAAAACCACTTGTTACAAAAATTGCTTTTGCCTATAATGTCAAAAAAATATATTGTGATTACTTTGACGTTGATTTTGATTTTATTGAAGAATGGAAAAGAAATCCTGAACCTCCTCCCGGTTTTTCAATGAATGTCAGACAGGCTTTACAAATGATTGGTGATGGATTCAGAAAAGTTAAAAATTCTGTTTGGATCGACAAAGTTTTGAATAAAATGCAAAATGTAATTATCACAGATGGTCGTTATCTTAACGAAGCTAAAGCAATTAAAGAAAAAGATGGTATTGTCGTTCTTATTGATCGTCCCAGTCATCGTAACACTGATCAAAACGATAGTGAAAAGATTATGGGAGAAGCATCAGATTATTTTGGTAATAAAGACGCAAATGGAATTATCGCTGATAGTAACTATCCAATGTTTGATTATTACATAAAGAATGATAGTAATCTTTTGTCTTTAGAAGACAAGATAGTACAACAATTGATTCCTTTCATTGTTGAAAAATTTGAATTAAAAGATTATAAAAATTAATTATTTAAGTTTTTTTAAAGCATTTTCAGTCATTACAATAAATTCCCAACTTCTTTTTTGGCAATAAACATTTGCTGCTTTCCATTTGGCAACATTCTTAGCCCATTTTGTTTGAGACTTGGGTTTTATTTCCCATAATTCAATCTTGCCATCTGTATACTCAACAAGGATATCTGGAATATAATTGTGTGATGATCCTTCAAAAAAGTATTCTATTTGAAGACTTTCGGCTTTATACTTTCTTACATTTGGATTTTTCTCAAGTATTTTTAAAAATTTCAACTCAAGACCACTTCTGAAAAATATATCGCATTGATTCTTTTCTGAATGAAAATTACCTTGTTTAAATTTTGAAAAATTATTTTTTTTATTTGGACTTTTTATGTCTCTTATGATTATTGCTCTTGTTTGAATGTTTTCTGGCATATTCATGCCTATATGCTTTGATCTATAGTGAATTTGCATGTCTCTGACAGGGTGTTGACACAGTGGGCATAAGACATAATCATCACTTTCAGTATGATTATTGACTATATGATCTTTTAACAGATCAATATCATTGAATGTATCTTGACAAACAAAGCAACAGAATTTTCTGGTTTTATCTTTTTTGTTCATGTCATAATATATACTTTCGTGAAAACATTTATTGAATTTTTAAAAGAAGAACGAAAGAATTCAGACTTCATTGATACTTTCGGGACTATTTTCAACATAGATCAAGATGCTTTTGAAAAAGCACTTGAAAAGACACCATCTGTATTTTCTCAGGCACTTTATGGTGATGACCAAATAGGTGTCGGAGCTTTTGATACTAAGAAGGTTGGAGAAAGAACGTATCAACTTAAAAACAGAGATGCTTTTGGCGACATAAGATATAGGAATAATGTCAAGATGCGTCAACCAGTTAAAACAATTATTAATAAATCATTTATGGATTATCTTAAGACACAAGGGTTAGCTGGAAGTGAAAAGATAGTACCAAAAAATGAAAAGAAGGACAAATGAAAGGATTCAAAAATTGGTTGAATGAAGTTTCCACAAGCACAGCAGATGTGGCACACTTCTCTTTACCAATTAATGCTGGAATGGTTACAAGAAACTTCCCTCAGTTCTTTAATGTTAAAGATTATGGTTTCGGTGGTCCTATACAACATTTAACTTCTACAGATTATATTCCAGAAAAAAGAAAAAAACATAGAAAAAAACATTCTTGATGTATACATAATGACGGAAGGTTTCGATCTTCTATATTGTCAAAAGATAAATTTTTAATAAGTAAGTCAAAAAAAATACAAATAATAATTAGATATATCTGGGTTTTCGGAGGTTTCCTTAAAAAACCTCCTTTTTTTATTGATTCTTTTTAACAATTAAATATAATAAAGCAACCTAGAGGATTTTCAGATGGATGCTTTTTCCCTTCTTCCAAAAACTAAAATTGATTGTTTAGACAAAGGATTTGTAGAAATAGTTGATGTAATGCCAAGAATTATTCCAGATGGACAAACATGCGATTATGCAATTGCTCAAATGGCAAGGGTCAGTTATGGACAAGGAACTAAATCTGTCAACGAAGACAAAGGATTGATTCGTTATCTTCTCAGACACAATCATACTTCTCCATTCGAGGGAATCGATTTTAAGCTGCATATGAAAATGCCTATCTTTATTGCTAGACAAATGATAAGGCACAGAACTGTATCGCTCAATGAAATCAGTGGCAGATATTCTGTAATGAAGGATGAATTTTACATTCCTAATGTTGAGGATTTGAGAAAACAGTCAACAACTAATAAGCAGGGTGGCGAAGAGATTTTTGAAAAAGAGTCATCTCAAGAATTTGTTGATAAGATTGATTCAAGTTGCAAAGATGCATATGCTTTTTATTTGCAAATGTTAGATGCTGGTGTTTCAAGAGAACAAGCCAGAATGATTTTGCCTCTTAATCTTTATACAGAATGGTACTGGAAACAGAACTTGCATAATTTGTTGCATCTTCTGTCCCTTCGAGCAGATGCACACGCTCAGAAGGAAATTAGGGTGTATGCTGATGCTATTCTTGAGCTTATTACGCCTTTGGTCCCATGGACTATTGAAGCATGGAATGATTATCATCCAATGCGTGGAGCAATGTCTTTAACAAAATTAGAAGTCGAAGCTATTTCAAATTCTGATATTAAAGGAACTATTCCTGAGATCCGCTCTGAAAACAAGAGAGAATCTCAGGAATGGAAAGTTAAAGCTGAAAAACTTTTTCCTAGTAAATAACTTTTGATGTGTTTTGCATCTTATTATCTAATTCGATAAACTTGTTAAGCATTTCAACAAGTTTGTCTGCTCTTTCTCTTGTAATAAGGACTTCATCAAAGCTTCCTGATTTATTATTGATTCCAAACAAATATGTAAAAGCATTTTTTAATCTTTCAAAAAAAGTAGTAGGAGCTAAATGTATTTGCACATAGAACTCACAACCTTCTAACTTCTTGTTATCTGTCCACCAAGTTAATCCAAAATGTGCCATGTGTTCTAAAGACCCACATTGACAAATAATGAATTCCGATACTTCTTCATACTTTCTGACTGGCATAGTTAGCCTCCTTGATGGTCTCATTCTGCCATTTTATTAAATGAAGTCAATACCCTTTTGTTTTATTTGACTAGTTTAATTTGGAGGAAAAATTATGAATGGTGATAATTCTTGGCGTTATATGCTTTTGTTTTTTCAATTGATAACTCTGATTGGTGTTACAACTTTAAATTGTAATAACAATCGTGTTAACACATTGCAAAGCGGTGCAAAGATTGAACAATCAGAACTAGAAGCACAACTTGCTAATAAAAATTTGTATCTGGACAATTATACTTGGACTGTGTCAAAAACTCCAAGTGTAACTATCATTGACAATCAAGTTATAGATGGAATTAACATTATTTTCTTAGAATTGAACGATAGTAGGACTGTTCGATTGAATGAAGCTAAGTTTTCAGCTAAAGAAAACGATAATGTTGTTACTGTAAAAGTTAAAGCTTTTTGCAAATCTTACGCAGAAAGAGTTAAGGGTAGAATGATTCTTACAAAGACAAGCGTGATTGATTCTAAAATTTCAGAATAATTACCTTCGACCGAAGGCTTCTGTCCTACTTTGGTCAAGTAGGACAGTATGCTTTTGATTTAACTGGTGATTTTTTATAATAAGTTGGTTTTGAGTAATAGATAGGCTTGTTAGCTGTTGGTGTGTTATATAATTTGGGGGCAGATGAACTGGGAACAACTTGCGGAAGAGACTTTGGTTCTTCTTTTGGACTTTCTTTTGGTTCTTTTTTTTGTTGGTTTGCCTGTAGTAACTCTTCTTTACTGTTTGCATCAAGTTCTTTGATTAACTCTTTGATCGCAGCTTTGTCTATTTCCTTTTTGCTGGGAAATTTAACAACAGGCAAATCTTGAGCTAAACAATTTAAGCTAAATGCAAACAGTAAAAAAAGAATTAATTTTTTCAAGACTTATCCTCATCAATTGCTTTTTCAATAGCTGCAAGTACTGCTTGCAAAATCTTTTGTCCATACTTTTCAAACACATATGGAATTACTTTTTCGAGCATAACTTGAATCATTGTTGCGCTCATCATATCAATGTTTTTGTCACTGATCATATCTTCAATTTCACGTTTGCCCATAACAGTTGCACCAAATGATTTGATGCTTTCGGCTTCTACCATATTGGCTACCATCTTTTTTCTAGAAACCATTGAGATAAAGAAATCTAAAACAAATGGACCAAACAGTCTGAATGATTCAATAATAAAGGCAAAGGAAAAGCCATTCCTAAGTCCTTCTGTTACTGTGCTAAGTACTTCAGGACCATACTTATTTAAACAATCAGCAACAAATTCTGTGGAAGCGCCCATGTTGAGAGCATCTTCCTTCATTACTTCAATGTCAGTCAATGAATATCTTGTTTCTGGCTCACTCATATCAAGCTCCTTATACTTTAACAACAGGGACATCGTCTGCCGGATCTTTATCTAGATGATCTTCCACAATACCTTGGAAAGCAAAACAATCAAGCTTGCTTCGGCTTGTAAAATGTTCTTTTCTAACATAGCAATAGCCACCTAATCCAAAACTGGAACCCCAACTATTCTGAAGTTTTACCAACCAGCCATACTTGCTATGTTGTTTTATTCCGCATGCAAGCATTGAATGTCCTCCACCACCACCATTTGGAAGTGGAGAAATACCTTCTGAATCAACTTTAATAAAGTTAGATCCAACAAGGATACCGATGTTTACAACAAAACCAAGATTGATTGCTTGGCAAACTTCTTCAAATGTGTCACATTGATAAGCATATCCCAGCTTAAATCTAGCAGCATTGTCATAAGAAGCCTTGGTTAGACTGCTCTTGTAATAAACACGGTCATGTGGGAATGCACTTGTTTCGCAGATTCCATACTTTCTAAGCATATTAAGGCTATCTGAAATATAAGCTCCACCATCTTGTCCACCATTAATTAAAGCATAGTGGAAGAATGGATTGAAACTTTTTTGAATGTTTTGACGTTGCTTTTGCAAAATTTCCATTCCAGCAGCAGATGCATGACCAACACAGCTGTTAGTTGACTTTTGGTTTAGGATTCTATGCCCTTGCCAAGACATATCAATTTCTTTAAGAACAGCAGCGTTAAAGCTCTTGAACGCATCTCCAAACTTTGGAGTATCATTTTCTGGACTTGGTGTGTGTGAAAGAATACGATAATAACCGTCGAAATATATTGATGGAAAACTCATGTTATTCTCCCTTTGTAATTTTGTTTAGAACTTTAATAACTTCTGCTTCTGTTTTTGGAATAGCACTGTAGTAAAGGACAGTTCCATCAGTTTTTTGTACAACAAACAAATTATTACTGTTTAATTTCTTAAGAAGCCCATCCATCTTCTTCTGTTTGACAACCAAACTGTTAACATCATAAACCTTATAAAAGCTTTTTGTTTTTAGAATAATATCTCTGATATCTTTACCATTTAAAACAGCTGCAATATCTGGTGTTGATTCATTATAATCTGTTAAAAAAGTAACATGCAAACCTTCTGGAACCTTTTCTATTACTACATCTGGATCAATAGGATCATTTGGATCTGGTTTTACTGGATCAGGCTTAACGCCTTTAACTGTAATGTCGGTTCTTGCAAAATCCGTTAGCTTGCCTTCTATAAGAGCAATAGCAAAAACATTAATGCTTCCAGATTGAGGAACAGAAACAATTAAACTATTTGCAGCATCATTAGCAACATATTTAACTTTGCTGTTACCAACTACAAACCATTTAACTTGTCCCTTGGATTTTGCTTGGACAACAAGAAATCCTTCACTGCTATCAACCGTGATTGGTTCAGGCAGTTCAAGTCCTTCAACTTTATTTGTAATTGAATATATGGGTGACTGCGGGATTGCTGGTGGTTCAACTGCTATAAGTGAATCAGCAGAAAAACATGAAACTGTAAAAAGAGCAGAAAGCAAAACACTTAGTAGAAATTTCATTTCATCTCCATGAAGCTGTGTATGCTGTTAAAATAGTATATTTTCTTTAATTAGTAACCAATTTTTGAAAGTCAAAGATAGTTTTGCTTCTTCTAAACTGTTGAGTAGTCGTGCAACACCAGATTGTCCAGCAGCACCAAGGGTTTTTAATTCTTCTCCGCATTTATCTGGATTGTCTATACAAAAAGAATTTAAATAATCTTTAGTATCATCTATTGCTGAAAATAAATTTTTCCAAATTTTTTCTTCCTTCAAAGTTTTATTAAGATTGCTACCTGTTAGTCCATGATTTTTTTCATAATAGTCAAATCTTCTTATCAAGTTATTAGTTAACGATTCTTTGCTAAAATCACAACTATTGTTTGTGAATATCTCAACAATTTTTTTCAACATTTCTTCATGTTCTTCTGAACCAATTTTATTTACATTTTTTTCTTTGTGAAGGTCTTGCAGATCTCTAGATCCATAAATATATCCAAATCTATAAAGTCTTTTTAGTATTGTTAAGACAGAGAAAGGTAATTTTTTTTGTTCAATAAAACTTAATTTTTTCATTAAAATATCAATAAATTCTCTTAAATTCATTAAGAACTCTTTATCTTTGAAAGATAATACTTCCTTTTTTGGTTCTGGTTCTGGTTCTGGTTCTGGTTCTGGTAATTCTCCTGTTCTTGTCATTTCTCCAGTGTCTTCATCGTCTGCTGGAAGAGGAGCAGGACCAGTTGGGTCTGACATTATTGGAGGACCACCACTGCCATCTGGCGGCGTAACAATTGGCGCAGGATCTTTTGGTTTTCTTGGTTTTCTTGGTTTTTTTGGCACTTCGGTTTCTGTTTCAGCCTCTGCCTCGGCTTCAGCTTCTATTTTTTCTTTTGCAGGAACAGGTGTAAAAGTAGGAGAAGTTTTTGTTGGTCCGTATTCTTTTTCTGTTGTAGTTTCTCCACTTACTGCTTTTGTAATTGCAATGTCTGAATTTTTTCTTAAATTATCTAAGATTTTATTTGCAGTAGCTTCATCTCCAGTACTTTTTACTAAGCTATTTTTAAAGGTTCTATAAGCGAAATCTAATTGATTTTTTAAAATTTCTGTTGCTTTGGTAATATCTTTACTGCCATATCCTGATTTCCAACCATGATACAAACCGCTTAAAGCGCCACCAATACCTCCAAAAATCCCTTCATTAAGGTTTCTTGTGTTATTGATCTTCATCGCTAATGAGATCAAATCAGTTGGACTAACTCTTTTTTCAACCAAAAAATTTACGAACTGATCGTCGATTAGCTTTTTTCTTAGTTGATGTATATTGTGAATATTTTCCTTTATTTTCTTTAACTATATTTACTTCATGAACAATATTTTTTCAAAATTAATAGATAAGCTTTTTGTTAAACCAATAACAATTAATGTTATTGGAGATGTTATTATTGATGAATATTATCATGTTGAAGTTGACAGAATAAGTCCAGAATTTCCAATTCCAGTTCACAGTTCTAATACATCTGAACCATATCAGACATTATGCGGAGGTGCAGCTAATGTTGCTTATCAATTCCGCAATTTTAATGTAAAAGTTAATATTATCTCTTTGTTGAACCCTAAATCAGAACAAATTTGTTCTTCAAATGGAATAAATACTCAATATTCAATTGTTGATGAAAAAATTAACAACCCAATAAAAAGAAGATTTTACAAAGATTTTCACCCTTTAACCAGATGGGATATTGAAAAGTCTAATTTTGGACTAAGCAATATTGACTCTTATCTTGAAGAACTCAAGATTCCAGAAGCAGATATTAATATTTTTTCAGATTATGATAAAGGATTATTTTCAACAAATTGGCATAAAAAATATTTAAAGCAAATTAAATCGCTCGTTGATCCCAAAAAGAATCTTAACATTTGGGAAGGATGTTATTTATTTAAGCCTAATGCTGTTGAAGCAAAAAGATTTGTCAGCAAAGAAAAAGTTGAAGATCAGTTGAAATGGCTTCATGCATTGTTAGGATGTAATAATGTTGTTATTACAAATGCAGGGGAATGTGTAGATGCAATTGATGATAATGACAAAATATATCATGTAACACCTAGTAAAAAAGTAATAAAACCAGAAAGCGTAATTGGTGCTGGAGATGCATACATGGCATTCTTGGCAATGTCACTAGGTGTAGGCATCGATTTTTTAGAATCATTAAACATTTCGTTTGAAGCTGGGATTAATTATGTTGCTAACCGTTATAACAAACCTTTAAACCCATCAGATTTTTTTGTTGAAGATAAAGTGATTGATAATCCTGCTGTGTTAAGAAACAGGGATTTTAGCCTAGTGTGGACTAATGGCTGTATGGATCTTACACATTACGGACATATATCATCTTTAAAACAAGCAAAATCTTTTGGCGACAAACTCTGTGTTGGTATTAATTCAGATGAGAGTATAGCTAAATTGAAGGGTGAAAAAAGACCAATCATACCTTTGTCTCAAAGAATTGAAATGTTAAAAGCAATAAAATATGTAGATTTTATTTTTGTTTTAGAAGAAGATTTCCCTCAAAATGCAATTGAATCAATTAAACCAAATGTTTTGGTTAAGGGTGAAGATTGGCGAGGTAAAAACATTGCTGGAGCCAATGTTGTTGATAGAATTGAATTCATTCCTTTGGTCGAAGGTCTATCAACAACTAATATTATTGATAAAATCATTCATGCTTATGGATGAGTTTTGCTTTAACAAATGGGCAGTAGTGAAACTGTCCAATGATTGTTGAAGTTACACCAACAAAAAAACCTAAAACAAAAGCCACTACCAATGTGATAAATGTTTTCATTTTTAAACCCTCCTAAATAAATAGAGATATGTTATCATTTAAAAAATATATGAATCAAATTGAAGAAGCCGCAGCTACTATTCCAGCTGTAGGAACAACTAGTGCTACTACTAAGACACCAGCACCTACCAAGCCTATAAATCCAGCTACTAGAACTGCTCTTGAAACAGCAGCAAAAGCCAATCCAGTTGCTCTTCGTCTATTTTCTACGGGAGATCAAAAAGGCGCAATAAAAAAATTAAGAGAAGATCCTAAATTTTTAACAGCAATGGCACAGGTGACTGCTGCTAATCCTGCTGCCAACGCCGCTGCTTTAGTTAATGCTGCTTTGGGTGGAAATCCATGACTTTCAAAGACTTCTTACAACTTGATGAAAGAAATGGTCATGGTGGCAGTCGCCATAACAGCTTTACTGTATTGAGGATGAATATTCCAAAAACAGTTGGACCACATTTCCCTAAATCTCCAAAAAATATGAGAAAGAAACTCTTTAAGTTTTGATGGTTCTATTTCCAGAAATTAAATATCCAAAGTTCAATCTAGGTATTGTTGTCCCTCCATACAAACCATATGATGTTTTGTCATTTCTATGTTGGTTTTCTTTTTACAAGAACATGCCAAAAGTAAATCCAGTAATTTTTGTTTCAGGAAATTCTCAAGTCGATATGGTTCCTTGGGCAAGAAAAATTGGAATTCCTGTATTTTATGTTCATTCATGTTTCAATCCAACCATTCTTACAAGAATTAATATATGGGATAGATCTTGTGCTATTGTTGTATCAAATGTTTTTTGTATGAACAAATTTAAATTTACACGAAACATTAGAGACAAATATGTATTGATAACCAGTCCTGTTCATGATACTGATTCGGTTTCTTATGGGAAAATGGAAGAAAATAAGTGTTATGATTTAGTTCATTGGAATATTCAAAATAATTTTGAAGAAGTCAGAGATAGGATAGTAAATAGTAATAGCATCTTTTTAGGTGATAAGAGTTTAAATCAAATTAAACTTGAATCATTTTGGAATGATGCTAAGAACATAAGAACTCTTTTGGATAAGGAGGCACCGCCATGAAAAGATTTGATTTTGAAACATATGGCGATGATGAGTTCGATGACGACTTTGAAGATGAAGATGAAGACGGAAACGAAAGTTTCATCGATTCTCAAATGTTAGCCATACAGATGGAACAAAATATTCTTCTTGAGCAAGAAATTCAAACAAAATTGCTTGAGGAATCATTGAAAATTTGTAAAAGTTCTTGGTTTTGGTCGTTTATATCATTAAAAAATAAAATGGAAAAAATTAAAATTGCTTATAATGAATTAAAAAAATTGATTCAAGATTAAGTTTTTCAAACCTTGCACTAATTTATTGATATAGTTCAAGGGTCAATGTCTTGCCTACATATAATTTTGCTTGTAAAAACTGTGATAAAAACTACGAAGCACTAGCGTCTTTCGATCCAAAAGGTCGATACGCTAGCGTTTCATGTCCTGATTGTAATTCGAAGAAAAAGAAAAAATTAATAAATGATGCTAATATTAAGTTCGCCCAACCTAAAGACACTAGTAAATTTGATAATTTTAATTACAGGGCTGGATATAACTTGGAACAAGCTCAAGATCTAAGAAGAAAAGCAGAAAGTTCTTCCCATATGGGAACAACTCCGTATAATCCGATTGATGATATTTCTAGTGGCAATCACTTTGGAGAGGTAAAATAACATGGTTAGTTTGACACAGTTTGCTAATAACAACAATCTTGATGATTATAAGAAGCTCCATGAAGAGCTTGGTTTTGAAGAATATCTTAACAGATGTTACAGTAATCCAAAATTAGCTCGTAATTCTCATCAAAGAATTTACGACATGATCACTTCTTTCGGGACAGAAGAAATTGATAAGTATCGCAAGAAGATCGTAACCTATAAATTTTTTGAAAATCATGAAGAAATTAAAGTTTTTGGTATCGAAGATCAGCTTGAGTCTTTGGTTGCTCATTTCAAGGGTGCCGCAGGACATTACGGTCCAGAAAAACGCATCCTTCTTCTATGCGGACCTGTAGGCTCTGCCAAGTCTACTATTTGTCGATTAATCAAGCGTAATATGGAAGATTATTCCAAGACTGAAAATGGCGCTTGGTATTCCTACAAGTGGGTCAATCTGCCAACAGGACAAAATGGCTTCTACACAAGCGACACTTGTGAATGCCCAATGAACGAAGATCCAATCAAGCTTCTTCCTCTTGCAGTAAGAAAGCAAGTACTTGAGGAATTGAATAAGATTCATAGGGATAATGCTGATCCATCACAAAGAACAACTCTCTACAGCCTCAATGTAGAAGGTGAAATTAATCCAAAATGTAAGTTTTTCTTTGACAAATTGCTCAAGATGTACAATGGAGATTGGGTTAAAGTTGTAAATAACCACATTGTTGTTGTCAGAAAACAATATTCTGAAGCAGATAGAGTTGGTATTGCTTCTTTCCAGCCTAAAGATGAAAAGAATCAAGATAGCACAGAACTTACTGGTGATATCAATTTTGCTCTACTTCCAACATTCGGAAGTGATTCTGATCCAAGAACATTTAATTTCGATGGTGAATTCTGCGTTGCAAATCGTGGAGTTATCGAATTTATTGAAATGCTAAAGCTTGAAACAGCTTTCTTGTACGATCTTCTTGGAGCATCACAAGAAAAGTCAATTAAGCCTAAAAAGTTTTCTCAGATTAGCATTGATGAAGCTATCATCGGACATACCAATATTCCTGAATACGAAAAGTTAAAGAACAATCAGTACATGGAAGCTTTGAAGGACAGAACTGTAAGAATCGAAATTCCTTATCTCCTAGAATGGAGCAAGGAACTCAAAGTATTAGAACAAGATTATAATTCAAATAAGATCAAGCAGCATATCGCTCCTCACACATTACAGATTGCTGCACTGTTTTCAGTCCTTACAAGGCTTGAAGATGACAAGGACAATAAGATCACTTTGACAGAAAAAGCAGACCTCTATGATGGAAAGATGTTGCCCGGATGGACAATTGATAGAGTTAGAGAGATTAAGGATAAGAACCCAAATGAAGGTATGACTGGCATGTCTGCAAGATATGTACAGGACAAGATTTCTTCTACCTTATCAAGCAGACATGATTATATTAATCCATTCATGGTGCTGAATGCTTTGAAGAGTGGACTTGAGAATCATTCTCTTATTTCTAACAAAGATTTGGTACGCAAGTATCAAAACTGCATTACTCTTGCAACTAAGAAGCTTGATGACATTCTTAAGAACGAAGTTCAAAAGGCTCTTGTGGGAGATGAAGAGGCAATTGTCAGGCTTTGTGCAAATTATATCGACAATTTGATGGCTTACATCAATAAAGCAAGAATTACTAATAAGATTACTGGACGAGAAGAAAGTCCAGATGAAAAGCTAATGCGATCTATTGAGAGCAAGATTGATGTTCCAGAATCTACTTGTGATGATTTCCGGCGTATGATTGCAGCTTTTATTGGCGATCTTGCAGTAAAAGGTAAGACTTTCAGATGGGATAGCAACCCTCTTCTCAAGAAAGCTTTGGAATCAAAGTTGTTTGAGGATACAAAAGATCACATTAAATTGAGTGCATTTTCATCTGGAGCAACAACAGTTGACCCAGATGTTCAAAAGAAGATTGATGCGGTCAAGCAAAGACTTGTTGAAAAATATGGTTATAATGAGCAGAGCGCAACAGATGTGCTTGATTATGTAAGCAGTATTTTTGCAAGAGGCGATTTAGCAGAAGACCTATTCTAATTTAAGGGGACATCAATGCCAAGAAGGATTGATTCCGACCATAAAGACTTTAGAGATATTGTCAGCGGTAGAATCAGAAAAAACTTGAAGAAGTTTATCAAGAGTGGCGAAGTATTTCGCCACCGTGGTAAAAACGGTAAAGTTTCAATCAAAATACCATCAATTGACATTCCTCATTTTCTTCATGGTAGGAATCCTAATGGTGTTGGGCGTGGAGATGGCAAAGATGGCGACACCATCGGTAAAGATGGTGGATCAAAAGGAAATGGTAATGGTGCTGGACAAGATGAAAGTGAAGGCATCATTGTCCAGTTAGATATGGAAGATATTCTTCATTTCATGAAAGAAGAACTCAGTCTTCCTGATATCAAACCAAAAGAAAATGCCAATCTTGAAGATGTAAAAATCAAATATAATAACATTTCTCTTGTTGGTCCAGAATCTCTTCGTCACACTCGTAGAACAATGCTTCAGGCTTTGAAACGTCTTTGTGGCACTGGCGAAATCAACGAAATGTACGAAATTCCCGGCTTTAAAGATAAAGTCAGGATGATTAATCCTATTAATAGTGACAAAAGGTACAGACAATATAACGAAATTGTCTTTCCTTCAAGCAACGCAGTTGTTATCTTTGCTAGAGATGCTAGCGGATCAATGGATGATAATAAAGTTTCTGTTGTGTCTGATATGGCTTATTGGATCGACACTTATATCAGAAGTTTTTATCAAAGAGTCGAAAGACTTTATGTTTGGCATGACGTTGCTGCTCACGAAGTAGATGCAAAGGACTTCTATAGGATAAGAAACGGTGGCGGCACCACATGTTCTACAGCTTTAGATCTAGTTGCAAAACAATTTGAGAATAGATTTCCTCCTAACAATTGGAACATCTATTTCTTTTATTTCACAGATGGTGAAAATTATGATAATGATAATGAAAAGTTTGTGTCTCTGCTGAAAAAGGAATTTCCTCAAAATATAGTCAACTTGGCTTCTATAACACAAATTGGTTCGTACACTTATAAAGGAACTGTTGCAGAAGCAGTGGAAAAAGAAATTATAGAAGGAACATTAGGAGATAATGTGATTGTCACAGAAATTCCGCATGGTGTTCTTAAGGATGAAGAAAAACGGAACGAAGCAATACTAGGTGCTATTAGAGAAATTCTTGGAAATCCGTTCACAAGTGCGGATAGGACATTTTAAAAATGAGTGATAAATTCTTATTTGGTTCACCTGTTCTGTTTGGATCAGCAACCACCCCCGGTGTGCCAATTCCAGAAGAACTACAGAAACATATCCCTACCATTTTTAAAGCTTGTAAAGATTTTGGTCTTGATTTTTATCCAACCATTGTACAAATGCTTTCTCATGATGAAATGAGTGAAGTTGCAAGCTATGGTGGATTTGCAGTAAGATATCCACATTGGAAGTTTGGCGCTGAATACGAAGAAATGCAACGTGGTTATCTGCACGGCAACCATAGAATATATGAAATGGTTATCAACTGTAATCCATCATATCTATATTGTCTAAATTCAAACACAATTCTTGATAATATTACGGTTATTGCTCATGCTCTTGGGCATGTTCATTTCTTCAAGAATAACATTCATTTTTCTAGAACTAATACGAATGCTCATAATGAACTTGCCAACAATGGATCTAATGTAAGAAAATACATGTCTCGATATGGAAGAGAAACTGTTACAGAATTTATTGATAATTTAATGCGTCTTGAAACACTTGTCGATCCAATGAATATTTGGAAAGAAAGAAAAGCTAAAGAAGTTGTAATCACAGATAAAAGAGAATACTCTTTCCCAAGAAGAATTAAAACAAAAAATGATTACATGGAAGACTGGATCAATACAAAAGAATTTATTGATGCTCAAAATACAAAAATTGAAGAACGAGAAATATTAAATGATCTGAATATGATGGCTAACCCAGAATCTGATGTATTTGGGTATATTAAAGAAAACGCACCATTCAAACCTTGGCAACGAGATATTGCAGAAATTCTTTACAACGAAGCAATTTATTTTAGCCCACAAGGTAAAACTAAAGTATGCAACGAAGGTCTAGCCTCATGGACAGACTACAATATTATTGCTAAACAAGGCTATTGCAGCCTTGGACAAGAAGCAGAAGACGCTGGGATTGTTGAATATTCAATTCATAAAGCAGGTGTGCTTGGAGGCAAATATAGCACCAATCCATATAAACTTGGCTTTACTCTTTTGATGGATATTGAAGAAAGATGGAACAAAGGCAGATTCGGAAGCGAATATGAATCTTGCACAGATCCATTACTTAAAGAAAATTGGGATCAAAAATTAGGATTAGGTAAAGAAAAGGTGTTTGAAGTTTGCAAAAACTATGATGATTTTCAGTTAATTAATGAATTCTTTACTAAAGATTTTTGTGAAAAGAATGAGTTCTTTGAATACAAAAGATATCCAACTGGTGAAGTTAAGATTGAAAGTCATGATTACAAGAAGATCAAAAAGAATCTTCTTAAGAAACATATCAATAGAGGATTGCCAAACATTAAATTAGTTGAACCTAATTTTAAAGGGAATATTTTCTTTATACAACATTATTCTGATGGTTTAGAATTGTATAAACCATATGCTTATGAAGTAATTAAATCTATTTGCCTTTTAATGAGACAACCTGTAGCATTGCAAACAATCAATCACAATAATGATGAAGTGTTTTATTATTGTCAAGATATGAATGGTGACTATTCGCTTGCTGATCCCAAGACGATTAGTAGGGAGCAATTGATGCGGCTATGAGTCAACCAGCTTTAAGATTCGTTTTTCAAAATGCACCCGGCTTACCATTCGGTAAATGGTATTCTAAATTTGATAACAGTCTGGAAGATAAAAATGTTAAAATATTTTTATTCGGAGACAGATCTCTTGCTAATACATGTTTTTTAAAGTCTATTATTCAAAAAAGATGTTTTTTTAATGTGTTTTGTGATGAAGAATTAATCAAAAATATTGATTATGTAAACAATTATATTAAAAAATATTGTGAAAGCATGTTGGTCAAAGGTGCTTTTTCAGAGTCTCCATTGAAATTTGATACTGATGCTGATTTGGTTCTAAGAAATTATGAGAAAATTAATTTAAAAGAATTTTTTAAAGATGAGTGGCATTTTTATTACACAAACAAATCGCCACACTACTATAGACTTAGTGACCAATATGGCAATATGCCATTTGGTTATATATGGTCATTTTTCTTCACAGAAGATGAAACAGAAACATTAGTTCTTGATGATTATGTTCTAGAAAATAAACATATGTTTCAACATAGCATGAAGCTTACAACAGAACTTGAACCTGAAAAAAAATATAAAATAATATTCTGGGATATGAACAAATATAAATTTGATATTAACAAAATCATGGGCGCTGTTAAAGAAAACGGCTTGCTATTGGTAAGAAATGGTGACTTTGAAGTTCCTAATATGATTGGTTGGCGGGATGTAAGAAATCGCATGCTTGGAGTGGTAAAGGTTTAAAAATGTTAAACGAAACAATTGAATATTTTGCATTTTTAAATTTGACTTTTATGTTTATTATGTTTATGGTATACTTTAGTGTACTTGATAGGAAAGATGATTATTATGAATGATACTCAAGACATTTCTATTTTGATTAAACAAAGTCCTCTTGAAATGTTTAATCAAATACAACATCTCAAAAAACACAACGAAGAACTTCAATCTATTGATTCTTTACAACAAATGACAATCGAAAGATTGAATAAAGAAGTTCATCGTCTTCGTGAATCTTTGTTCTTATTAG